TCTAATAATGCTTTGCGTCTTTCCTCTACCTGGGTTGATAGAAGCATTAACGTTTCCTTAACCATTTTTTATTCCTTTATATTTAGTTGAGTTTCATCCTTAAGTTTTGTTTCTTTTACCTGAGTTGCATTACGCGACTTAGATTCTTGTAGACGGAGATTAATATCTTTTTGTTTATTTATCGCCGCCGCTCCTAATTTAGCTCCTTCAAGAACTTCTTTAGTTTGTATTTGTTTTTGTTCCATCTCTGCTTTAGCACCTATATTAGCCCCAACTATTGTTTCAGCAGATTTAATTTTAGCTTGTGCTAATGTTATATCTCGCTCTACATTAACAGTAGCTTTTTCTCTTTCAAGCTCTAGCTTTGCTTTATCAAGCTCAATATCAGCCATAGTTTTTTGACCTTTAATTTTAGCTTCCTCTTGTTTAATTTGTAGCTCTGCTTTTTGCATTTGAATGATTGGGTCTTGCTCTTGTTGTTGAACTTTTTCTTGTCGCTCTTCAGCTTTATTAGCCTGTAAAAGTTTATCTGCCCCTGCAGCTGAAAGTCTAGCAATTTCATTTTCAACATCTACAGGTAAAGGTTCATCAACAGGAGGTAATGGTACACCAAGCTGTTCTTCAATTTTCATTCTATATAAGAACGCAACGTGTTCTGCAATATGCGCTTCCATTGCGGCTTCAATCATTCCTGCTTTAGAACTTTGTCCTACAAGCTTTCTAATTTTAGGGTCTTCTGCAAAAGACATATGTACTGCAATGTGTGCTTCATGGTCTTGGTCAAGAAATGCTTTAACCGGCTTACCATTAATAATATTCATATTTTCTGATACAGGGTCTATTTGTTTAACATTATCTTCATCAGGTATAAGTTTATTTATGTTCTTAACACCTAACACTTCTAACATTTGTTTATTTAATTCAGGTAAGTCATATATGTCTGGATTTTGCTGTGCCATTTGCATAACAGCTTGGTACTGCACAACTTTCTGCGCCATTGTTGCAGCATTAGGGTCAGCTACAGGAATAAGATTTACTTTATTGTAGTCGGATTGTTTAGCTCCGGGTGTTCCTGTTGAAGGGTCATACTGATAATTAGGGTCCGAATAATCTGCTATAATATTTTTAAGTAATAAGAACTCTTTTTTCATTGAGTAATAGATACGCGCATTTACAGCTGACATTACTTTCAATGTTCTTTCTAATATTGCAAGTGTAGAACCTACTGGAGAATTAGCTGACATATCAGATACTTTCATATCTGAAGCAGAAGCAAAGCGTCTTCCCTCTTCAATAATTTTATCCATCAAACTTGCAAGTACTTGGCTTGGTTCTTTATAAGGCAATGGCATTAAGTTATCACGAAGAGTGCCTGAAGGAGCATCTACATCTCTCCATTCGGCTGGTCCAATTGGTGTATCATCACCCTTAATGCGTAAGCCTCTAGCTTTAAATCCACCTGGGAGATTAGATAATGTACCTGCGTCAACTAATTGTCTTAATAACATTGTGCCTGATTTGGAAAAGCCACCAATCAAATGAATTAAACCAAAGCAATAAAAACCAAATCCTGGAATATAACCATAGTGAACAAAGTGTTCACGACGTTTTTGTTGACTGTCTTCTTGTTTCCAATTACGGCGAATAGATAATATTTCTTGTGTGCCTTTATCAATGGTTACAATATAAGGTAATGCTATTCCTGTTTTACCTTCATCATCTTCGTCTTCGTAACCTTCTAAGTCAAGGTTAACATTCATTTCTAATATTTTATAACGGTCATCATTAGTGGCATCAAATCCCATTTGTTCTGCAATCTTTTTCTCTACTTCATCTAAGTCATAATCTGGTTCACCTAAATCTATATCACGATAGAATCCCATATGTTGTAAAGTGTGAATCTCTTGTTCTGTCTTACGCATAACATGAGTTACGCGTTCAGCTGTTTCTAAATTAGAAGCACCGTAAGGTACAACCATATCTTCAGCTGGAACAAATATAGATACTTGACGTTCTAGTGTAGGGTCATAATAAACTTTCTTAAATGCATTACCTGCTAATCCTAAACCCCATAACATTCTTTCATGCTCAGGTCTGTACTCTGGCATTTTATCCATGAGTTGGTAATTCATATTTTCTTGAACACGTTGAGATGCTTCAATACATTCTTCAGTCTCTTTACCAATAATAGAAGTCTTCACTGGGCCTGCAGCAGGGAAAGTCTCCATCATTGTTTCAGCTTGGAATTTAACAAGTGCTTCGGAGAGTAGGGGGTGGTAGACAGCGCATGCGCCTTCCCATGGTTCTGACCGCTGTTCTATTTTAAGTCCTAATAATTCTAAGCCATCAACATAAGTTTCTAGCCAGTCTTTTCTTGAGTTAAGGTCATTATTAAAATCTTCTAGTAAATCACTTGACAACGTTGCCATATACTTTTCATCAAGGTCTTCAGCTAAGTTAGCGTTAAACTCATCGTCCTCCATAGCATCAGGATCAATAACTATTTCAGCATCACCAATACCAATAGTAACTTTTTCAGGGTCTTCTATTTCTATTTCAATAGCTTGCTCTTCAATTGCTGCTTCATCTAGTCCAACTGGAGCTGCATATAATCCTTTATCTACGTCTGCCATAATTTTATCCCTTAGCTCTCTTTTTTGCTGCTTGTGATAAGTCTTTAAAATGTACTAATTTTTTTGATGTTTTAGTGTGTGCTTTATTTGTGTGTAGTGTACCATCTGACATCTTATGAGTTGAACCTTTATGTTCTTTTCCGTCTTTTGTATAATGTTTAACACCTTTCATAAAATTTCCTATAATTATAATGCGTAAAGCCGTTTATTTTTTCGACCTCTAAACATCTGTATATCATCTTCTTCATCATTAGGCAAGCGAATAAATCCACCCTGCCTAAACCTTGCTAAAGCCAACGTTGTGGAGTCAACTAAATCATCATTAGCTCCTGCTGGAAAATCATTACATTCTTCTATTACTTCATGTGCCCATCGTCTATCGGGAGCCCATACTACACCCCCGCTAAACAAATCAGATACTGCATTTACCCGACTTATTTTGTCTTGGCCTTTCCCTGGAGTGAACTCACCCACTGGAATCCCCATTCTTCTAAATTCTTGGTAAAGCGCTGCACCATTCGATTTTTTTTCTACGATAAAAGCATCCGGCTCCCAGTCTTGGTACTCTTCAATACATAACTGTTTGAGTTCTGGAAACTCTAGTCTTTTCTTTATGGCGTTTAATAGTATTATAGCGTAGTTATTTGTTTCTTCGTTAAAAAATACGCCCCATGTTGTTAATGCGTTGTAATCAGCTCTATTGTTAGATTCTTGGGCTGCATCTAACGTCATTATTGTAAATTCGCAGTGGGGTGGATCTTCTTCTTCCCATATATTCCACCATTCTCTTTTTATTAGCGCTCCTTCTTCTGAAGTTGGGTTCTGCATATACTGAGCGTTCCAGTATCGTACATCAATAGCCGCTCTTCTAGCTTGTAATTCTTCTATAGGCCAAAACTCAGGCCATAATGCTACTTCTTCTCCTTGCTTATCCTCTAAAATTGCTGGAAATTCAACAACTTCCCATTCATCTACCTCATCATTCTTTACCATCTGGTTAACTATCTGTCCTGTAAGGTCTAATTTAGACCATCGGGTCATTACAACAACAATAGCACCACCAGGCATAAGACGCTGAAGCGGACCGGACTGAAACCATTCCCAAGCTGGTAAGAAAACATCCGACTTGCCCAGCTTTGCATCTTGTTCTGAATGTGGATCGTCAATAATGAATAAGTCGGCACCCCTACCAGCCAAAGCACCGCCAACACCGATTGCGAAATATTCACCATTGTAGTTCGTACCCCATCGAGAAGCCGATTTACTATCCGCTTGCAAGCTGATATCGGGGAATACGTCTTTATAAGGTTCTGAGCCCACGAGATTCCGGACCCTACGCCCGAAGTTAACTGCAAGGTCAGCTGTATGAGATGCCATAATAACTTTTTTTGTTGGATGTTTACCCAAAAACCAAGCCGGTGCCAGATATGATA